TTTCGATAACATGGAACGCAGATGTCGGTACCACCATCGCCATTTACATCGGCAATGGCCAGATCATCGAAGCCGCCCGCCCCGGCACCGTCGTCCGCGTCCGCTCTGTCGGAGCCGACGAGGGCGCGTGGGGCGTTCGGATCAACCGCTAAGGAACGACATGCCTGAGAAGCCCAAGGGTGGTGACAAGCCCGAGGACAAGAACGACGACAAGGGCAAGGGCAAGGGCGGCGGTCAGGACAAGATCGACCGCGACCAGATCGAAGAGGACTACGGTCTCTCCTACGCCCTCTTCAAGGCGTTCCCCGAGCTCGAAGAGCTCCTCAAGAAGGCCATCGCCGACAACTTGACCCCCACTGAGTTCCAGGTCGAGCTCCGTCAGACGAAGTGGTTCGAGAAGCACAGCGACGTCTGGCGCGAGGTCACCGCGCTATTCCACTCCGACCCAGCGACGTACGAAGAGCGCTTTCAGGAGAGCCTGACCGCGGTCACCAACCTGGCCGGCGCAGTGGGCGCCCAGATCACCAACCAGGGCCTCGAGCGCCTGGCCAAGCGGGCCCTCCTCTTCGGCTTCGACGAGGCCCAGATCCGCGACGTGCTGGCCAAGCACGTCCGGCCCAGTGGTGCTGGCTACTACACCGGCGAGCTGTCCACCATCGAGGACCAGCTGCGGTCGACGGCGATCCAGAACGGCATCAGCCTCAACGAGGACCAGATGCGTCGCTGGATGCAGAGCATCGTGCGAGGCGACGCCTCTCAGGACCAGTTCGTCACGGCCATCCGCCGTATGGCGGCCGACGCCTTCCCGCTCTACGGAGAGCAGGTCAAGGCGGGCGTGGACCTGATGGACGTGGCCAGCCCGTTCATCCAGAGCATGTCCGAGCTCCTCGAGATCAACCCGGCCGACATCAAGCTCACCGACCCCACCATTCGGCGGGCCCTCGCCGGCCGGGTTGACTCGAGTGGCAAGTATGTCCCAACCACGATCTCGGACTTCGAAGATGCTCTCCGCAACGACGACCGGTGGCTGTACACCAAGAACGCACGACGGACCGCTGAGGGCTTCGCAGCCTCCATCGGCAAGATGTGGGGGCTGACCGCATGAGCACGTCCCCCTGGAACAGCGGCTGGGCCTCACTGGCGATCCGCCCCGAGCTCAACGTGGGCGGCTGGGGCGAGCTAGCCGTCTGGCCCGAGCCGGCCCCAACCCCGGCCCCGGCTCCGGCTGAGCCGACAGCGACCGCGGCCCCCGCCCCCACGGCCGAGGACCTTCGGGTCACCTCCGCGATGGACTACCTCCGCAAGTTCTTCGGGTCCATCGGGATGGAGTTCGACGGCGAGCTCGAGGGAATCCTGCTCGGAGCGATGAGGGCGGGGTACACCCCGACCGATCTCGAGTCCGGCGTCCTCATGCCGGACATCCAGAAGAGCCAGGCGTTCCAGCGGCGCTTCCCGGGCTACAACGCCCGGATTGCCAACGGCTACAACGCCCTGAGCATCAGGGACTACCTGCAGCTCGAGGACACCTACCGCAGCATCATGGCCAACGCCGGCCTGCCGGCCGGCTTCTACGACGACCCCTCCGACATGGGGCAGTGGATCGCCAAGAACGTCTCGCCGGCCGAGATCGAGAGCCGGGTACGCCTGGCCGTCGACGCGGCCAAGAGTGTCGACCCGACCATGCGGAACCTGATGGCGAAGTTCTACGGCCTCAGCACCGGTGACGTCGCGGCCTACTTCCTGGACCCGACCCGGGCCCTGCCGACGATCGAGAAGCAGTACAAGACCGCGGGCGTGGCCAGCTGGGCAGCCCGCAACGGCTACCAGATCACCGACATCGGCCACTACCAGGACCTCGTGGAGTCCGGCGTCACCGCCGAGACGGCGGCCCAGGGCTACAGCACCATCCGCGCCCTCGAGGAGACCGTGGGTCGAGTGGCCAGCGTCTACGGCGAGAAGTACGACCAGAACGACGCGGAGCAGGACGTCTTCTTCAACAAGAACGAGAAGCGCCGGCGCCTGATGGCCAACGAGGCCGCCACGTTCAGTGGCTCGAGCCGAGGGGCCACGGGGTCCGCGGACCGCACGGGCTACTGACGCCCGGCCGGGGCGAGGAGCCGGGGTCTACAGCTCCTCGCCCCTAGGGGGACGGCCCCCAGCCCCGGGGGGGACGGGTCTGCTGGAAGCCACTGGCAACGCTAGCACGCAACGCAAGCGATGCAACCCCCAAATGGGTGAACGCAGCACAAGACCCCCTGGGGTCCGGTGGCGGTCCTGGGGGGTCTGTGTGAGTGGGTGGGTTGGTTTTTACCACCACGGCCTAGCTGGAGTTCTCAGGTTGTTTGAGTACCCCTATAGCCGTCCATGCGTTGTGCCGCTAAGCCATGAGCACCCCTAGCCGCTAAGCCTCGGGCCTTTATCTCTCTCAGGCAGTTGCCCCTCGAGAGTGCTGTGCTCCGCATGAGCCTTGCCCGGTCAATCCAGCAGTACCGGACGGTTCAGCCACACTCCAGGTCGTCCGTCGACTTCCTGTTGAGTGCAACCCTACCACAACTTCCCTGTCACGCAAGCCGACTCAGTGACAGGCGTACGTAGTCGGCACCAATCAAGGAGCCACACGCCACCCCTAGGGGCGTTGTGAGGCCATCAACTAGGAGGACCGCGTGAGCGGCTACAACAACCAGTCCGACTCCTTCGACGACTTCGAGCGTCAGGAGAGCGGTGGCGGTGGTCTGCGCAAGCAGCTGGAAGAGACCCTGGCTGAGCTCAAGGAGCTCAAGAAGCAGATGGGTCTCCAGCAGGCGAAGGACGCCGAGGCACTGCTCAAGGACAAGGGGCTTGACCCGGCCATCAAGGAGCTGATCCCCGAGGGCGCCAATGCGTCCGAGTGGGTCGAGAAGTACGCCCACCTGCTGGGTGCCAAGGGCACCGAGCGCGAGGTGGCGCCGGCTCCGTCCGATGTCCCCGAAAACGCCGTATCCCCGGAAGAGGATCAGGCTCTCGTTGCAGAACGAGAGGCCCTCGCTCAGATCCAGGGTGCTGCAGATGCCGGGAGTCCCGCCCACCTGACGGGAGACGTTCTCGAGCGCATGGACAAGATCCAGACCGAAGAGGAGCTCATGGCCTTCTTCTCGCGCAACGGAGCTCCCGCGGAGGGGTGACACCTCCAACCCGTAAGGAGTGATCGGTCGTGGCGAACGCCTATACCGACATCACCTCGGGCTCCTCACTCGGTACCAACCTGGTCAAGACCGGCTACGAGAAGCTTGTTGGCTTCAAGCTCCGGTCCGAGCCCCTGTTCCGTCGGGTGGCGGATACCCGAGCCACGGCGCTCACCAACCCTGGTGAGACGGTCGTCTTCAACCTCTACAACGACCTCACGCCGAACACCACCAACCTCTCGGAGACGGTCAACCCCGACTCCGAGGCGGTTCCGGCCACCAGCACGGTGACCGTCACCCTGAACGAAATGGGTCAGACGGTCATCCCGACGCTGCGGCTGCGGACCTTCACCTTCTCGGACATCGACCCCGCGGTGGCGAACCTCGTCGCCCGGTCGCAGGCCGAGTCTGTGGACCTCCGTGTCCGTGCCGTCCTGGACGCCGGCTCCCAGGTCGCCCGCTCCAACGCGGGTGTGGCGAGCACCACCAAGGCGCTCAACACCCTGACCACGGGTGACACCTTCAAGAGCCAGATCCCGCAGGCCCTCGTGGCCAAGATGCGCGGTGCGAACGTCATCGAGAAGATGGGTGGCAACACCTTCGGTGCGTTCATCCACCCCGACGTCGCTTACGACTTCCGTCGTGAGACCGGCGAGCTGGGCTGGCGCTACCCGCACAACAACGTGGCCCCCAACAACCTCTGGATGGAGCAGGTTGGGGTCTTCGGCGGCGTCTCGTACATCGAGTCCCCCCGCTGCAAGGTCGCCACGGACGGCGCTGCGAGCAAGGCGGTCTACCGGACCTACCTGTTCGGCTCGCAGGTCCTCGCCGAAGTGGTGGCTGTCGAGCCCCACATCATCATCGGCCCGGTGACCGACACCATGATGCGGTTCCGCCCGCTGTCGTGGCACGGCATCGCCGGCTGGAGCATCTACCGGCAGGAGGCGCTCTGGCGCGTCGAGTCGG